CAAAACCAAGCTCAAGAAGCAGCGATCAAACTAGTGAAAACTATGGATCACTCCTTAGTCATAGGAGATGTATCTCTTGAGAAGTTTATTTCCTTACTGAAAGTAGACCTCGCTAATATTTCTGATGATCATAATAGATGTAAACCGGTAACCATCAAAAATCATTACTCCAGTACTCAGACAAAGCGATATAGCATAGCTCAAGGTAAGGTGATACTAGATATCCATACGGTAGACCAAGAATACAGTTTTAACACTTAAAACCAAAATCATGAAATTAGAACAAAGAGAAAAAGTCTACAAAAGGGCAATCGAAAAATGGGGAGAAAAGGCTCAACTAGAAATGGCACAAGAGGAAGCTACCGAACTTGCTTTAGCTATTAGGAAGCAGATTAGAAAAAATGACGAAGCAAGCTTCAGCAACTTAGTAGAAGAGATTGCGGATGTAGAGATAATGATTGAACAAATCACACTAATGCATAAGTATTTTGGTTTTAGGCAAATGATAGATGCTCAGAAAGCTTTCAAAATTAGCAGACTACTTAAAAGGCTTGATGAAGGTTCTTTTGAGGCGGTGGAAAATGAACACTAACATTTAAATAAAAATCACATGAAACTAATAGTACTATGCTCAGTATGCCTTCTAACATTCCTTTTTCTAGTGCTGATGTGCAAGATAGAAGAAAAGAAAGCTAAGGATGATCAAGACGAGTTCGACACATTCATATAAGATATGATGCAGAATAGCACTCTATACGATAGCGAGCTGGTAAGCGATAGCTTAGACCAAGGTCTGATCCAGTACTTATTCCAAAAGGATAAAATGTACGGTACTATCCTATCCATTGGCTTGGAGGGACCATACACTACTCCTTCAGCTCTGCTGTCATTAGCCGTGTATAACTGCTCTACTTGTAATTATATGAATCCACTAGAAAACCAGCGGTGTAGACACTGCAATGAAACCAAATTTATAATAAAGAAATGAGCCAATTTACAAAACAAGACGAAATCGAGACTGGCATTCCTTTGGATTTGCTCCGAAAATGGGAAACCATAATGGATAATTTATGGGGATACTTTCAGGCTTATGCGAAGAAGGAAAAACAAGTGAAGATCACGGATAAGAAAAATCAAATCCAATTCCAATTAGGTAAAGGCCCAAAGTTTCAGATTAAGGTAGATTTTATAAACGAATCCTACTTATCGCTTGCTATCACAGCTGATGGTGTGAAGGACTTCGAAGCTAGGATAGATAAGATTGAGAATTTTAGTCACGAAGGGATCATTAGAACAGTGGCCGTAATAATCACATACTCAGCAGATATTAAGTAATGAAACTAATTTCAAATATACATATAGACTCAATGCCTTTGAGTAAGATGAATAAAGTAGATATCGAGTTGTATAAAATGATTGCTGACCTGAAGGAGTATGTAAAACTTAAACCTATGACGAAAGAAAAATTGCTATCACATTTAGTAGATACGATTCAGAAAGCAAATCAGATAACTATAAAAGTTCAAGGTACTGAAGTTTCTAGTACTTATGGAATAAAGAACGGTGTAGAGATGATAGAGTTACATAATTTATCGAGAAAGAACTCTCTACTTATCGATATAGAAATGATTTACTAATATGCCACACTACTCTAAAATAAAACGCATACACGGCCTGCTTCCTGATATGGTGAAGCAGGACAGTGAGATGAAAGGTGACTTGGTAGAGCAGTTTACCAAGGATCACCATAAGCGTAGCTGTACAGACCTTACTAATGATCAGGCAGATGCACTAATCGAGCGGCTGAGCACTCCTTATCAGCCAAAGTCAGAAACGCCCAGATACTCCAAGTTCGACTTTAATAATGGCCAGCATAAGTACATACTCAGTATGTGTTACAGCCTTGGGTGGGTTAAGTATCATCCCCTCAAAAAGAGAAACGTGGCAGATCTGCAAGCTCTAGGAACCTGGATAGAAAAATATGGGTACCTAAAGAAGCCACTGATGAGCTACACCGCTAAAGAACTACCTAAACTAGTGACTCAGCTAGAAAACGTACTGAGGAGCCAAACGACAAAGAAGTAATGGCTAAACCGATCAAAATAAAATGGACCTCACTCAAGCTGCATATGGTAGTGCAGATATTTAGAGAGGTAGTGATGCCTGCTAAGTGCAGCAGCATAGAAGAGACCGTGTATGCCAGCATATTTTATGATCTGGAAGAGAAGCTCGAGAAAAAGTACATAAACCACCGGAAGAAGAATAAACCCTTTGCCATCACCCTAAAATACCACGAAACAGCCGTGCTAACGCGCTATCTTATGAATAATGGGCATCTGTGCCCCGGGGATAAGAAAGTGATCCTAGCAAGCTTCATACAAGACCTGAATAAAACCATACAATACTAACCATGAATAGAAAGTACATACTAAGAAGTAAGAAGCACCGGAGTGTAGTCATTGTATTCGAATTTGATATGAATGGCCTACTTACCATGTTTGAAATCTCTGGAGACTATACTCCAGAGCAGCATTCCTTTATTATAGGGAATATGCCTTTTCGTATAGTGGGAGTCAGTAATTTTGATCGGAGTGCGTTTGACATCAAGGAAATCCCACTGGACCTTAGTTTTGAGGCTATATGGAAAGCATATAATCATAAGATCAAGAAAAAAGCCGCTCAGAAGATATGGGAAAAGTATGGTGAGGCTCAGCGTATAAAAGTATTCCTTAGCTTGCCAGCTTATGAGATCTACTTAAAAAATGGAGGTATACAAAAAGCCAATCTGAGTACGTTTCTTAACGGAGACTATTGTGATAATGAATACAACTAAATGCCATGCCTGAGAGAAAAGAAGAATTACTAAAGCGAAGAGAAGCGGATATCAAGGCCTACTATCATGAGCATAAGAAGAAGCATCCAGAGTGGTATGTGACTGCACGTATGGAGCACGTGGCCTATGTGTTCTACCTGGAGGCAGATACTGTGAGTCGCATTATTAATGATACGTATCTCAAAACTCCTGAGCCCAATTTAAATCAGATTACCATTTTTGATGAAATTAATGAGAGGAACTCTCAAATACCTAAATAAGATAACGCCCAGATATGTCATCGGTCACCTCAAGTGACTGGGATATATCGGATGTTATCACATCGCTTATTTTCGTACTATTAAAACTACGTTTAAACACTAATTAAACACATATATGAAAAAGACAATTTTATGCACAATTCTCCTGGCACTCTCTACTCTAGTAAGTGCACAAGACACAATTAATCTGAAAGAAGCTTACCCAGAGAGGTATGAGGCTTTTTTAGAAAGCTTAGTAAAATCCTATGAAAGAGATCCTATAAAGGCTTTCGAGTTTAGGAAAAATAATGATTATGTTAAAAGTAAACAATTATTAGTGTTTAGCTCAGATACTTCTCTCAGTTCTACTACTATAGAAGGTTCTACCGCTTGGCTAAAAAACCGTTTTGTTTATCAAGATGTATCGAGAGCAATAAATGAAATTTATAAACCTTTTGTCGAAGACCCATTGCCAAGGGTAAATGAAGCTTTAGTTTATGACACTATAGTCATTGGGTTTGAAGTACAGGTAGATACAATCTCAGTAGTAGAAGGTAATATACAAAGCTCAGACACCTTAATACAAAGCGCTCTCCTAGGTTGGAGAAATGGTAAATACCAAGTAGTAAGTAAAACTTATATAGTAGATGATTATACGATTAGACGAGGAGAACTTGGGATAAAATGGATGGACGAAATTGTTTATCCTGACGTAGAAAAAGCTAAGAAAAAAATCAGAAGGAATAATGTAATTAATTTGATAAGATAAATAATACTATTTTTGCATTGACAACATTCTTATAATTAGTAACATTAATGCAAAACCAAATTATTGAACAGGCGTATCGGTGCAAGTCCGTAGCTTTCTATTGTTACGCAATAGGGATGTTGTCAGCGACCTGTTCTTATTTAATGTATGACAACATCAAAAGCAAAGGTCAATTCAGAGCAAGGCTCTAGTATTGACAGCGGTGGCACCGCACATCAGCCATCAGAAGTGATGACATTCCATTTTTCTGAAGAAAAAAACTCAATCCGAAATATTATTCAAGGTGAAGACCCTTGGTTTGTAGCAAATGATATATGCAAGGTTCTTGGTATGTCTGATACAAACGTAGCTTTAAGAAAGTTGGACTCAGAGGAAAAGCTAACCCGTAAAATTTACGGGTCAGGTCAAAAGCGTAAAATGTGGATGGTAAATGAGTCTGGACTTTACTCTCTTATTCTTAGAAGTAATAAGCCGCAGGCTAAAGCTTTCAAAAAATGGATAACTAGTGAAGTACTCCCAAGCCTACGCAAAAAAGGCTACTACGGCCAGATACAGCGCAAGGATGGCAAGTACATAGATGCTAGAGATATACCCTACACCCTGCATCAGATGAATGACTATGCCGTACGGACCGTATCTATAGATGGTGTGCTGCACTACTCTGTGAATGATGTGAACCGTGCCATAGGTAGCAGTACAGATGCTTCCCAAGTGAGCAAGCAGCTGAATAAGGTACGATCTCTAGCCGTAAAGATATGGCTCTATGGTAATACACATCCTGCTTGGTTTACTACACAGCTGGGTGTGAAGCTCATCCTGAGTGGCAGCCGTATACTTAAGGATACCAAGATCACACAAGCCAGTCTCTTCCCACGGCTTAAGCTCCCGGAGGATAGTATCCCAGAAGCGGATCTTGCAGAGTTAGGTGAAAGTATGTATAACTTTAAGAAGAAGGAGGTGAAAGATGTTTAGCATACACATAGAAAACGTACACATACACCTAGGCGGTGAGGATCAGAGTAATTTTAAGAATAAGCTAAGATCCAGCATAGAGCCTAAGAAGGAGCCGATACGGCTAGACTACACAGAATCAGAGCTAGAGGATCTACGAGAAAATGATGAAGATGCATTTATCCGCTGGGTAGATGAGTACACCAGACAGTGTAACAACTAGAATTCAAACATAAATACAAAAAAAAGCCCACTGGATCCAGTGGGCTTTTTTATTTGATCCAAGTGTATTGACCATATATCAGAATAGCTAAATTTGTCAAATGAATGATGAACAGAAATTAGAAATTTACAATCAAGTGTTTGCTGCAGTATATGCTTCCGAATGTGTTAAGCAAGAACTATATGAGTCATATCAAGGAGATATAATCCTCAATAAAACAGATGAAAAAATGAATAATATTAGTAAATATGCAGCTGATGCGGCTATAGAAGCTGTCGCTCATAGGATAGCTCATGAAACTTTTATTTTACATAATATCGACCTTGCTGTTAAATATCTAGAACGGTAAATTTTCTTTTACCACTTCTTGTGATGCCGTTGCCGGTGTTTGTGTTCCTTTTTCTTGTGGTGTCTAGGAGTAGTATACTTCTCACTTACTATCAGATGTTCGTCCATATTAAACGGAGCTGCAGTCACCTTTAGTTCTTTAAGCTCTGGTATGTCTAGCCCGGCCGAAGCAGAAGACACGGGGCTACCTACTACTATTAACTTGGCACCTGACTCAGCGGCTATAGCTGCTATGTGATCCTTGCCTATCTTTGGGTCTCCAAAAAACACTATTCCTACTACTTGTCTTTTCATCCTTTAAATGCTCTTTTCATTTCCATCTCTATGATCCGATTTATATCATCATCCAGACCTCTGTCGAGCGGTTGTCCGGGGATCGGCATAAACTGCCGCTTGGTCATCACAAATGATTTTTTGCCAAATATGCTAGCTTTCAGTCCCTCATTGTGCACAGAAGCGTAGCCAGAGTCCGTACGGATGAATATACCCATACCACCACTGGATGGCTTCACACTCACATCTATGCTTTTGCGGAGCCTATTCACAGGGCCTCGGAGTACCTTCCGCTTGGTAGCCGTGGGTGAGAAGCTACGGCCTCCAGCTTTATACTGATATCCGTACCATCTACTACTTGGATCACGTCGCTTCACATCTTTCCACGGCATACCGCCGTAGCCTTCCTTTTCAAAATTCTGATTGATATGCTTCTCAGATGCCACGGCCATTCGGTTAGGGATATGCACGTCTATAGCAGTGGATATTTGTCTGGCTAGATCTAGTAGATCATCTGGTAGTTTACCCATAGTTTTTCTTCAGTATATTGATCAGCCATAAGTATGTCTTGGTCTTGGTTATGTCGCCACTCTTCGGATAGTATGGATGCGAGTCATCTACTATCTTGGCGTGCTTGCCGGGATTGATTCCAAATCCTGTTACTGGAGCTGGTAGATCATTTGGTATTTCAGATACCTCCTCATCACTACTTTCAAATCCGCACTGGCACTGCCATCCGTTAGGCGGCAAGTGTTTGTTCCAAAACGGGTCATTGATAGGACGCACTATGTTATAGTATTTCTTATGATTTTCTCTTCGCTCAGTGGCTAGACTAGGCGTATACTTAAGGTTTGGAAATGTATCTGCACGACTTACTGCTTTTTGCCAATCTTTAGCGGATTGTCCACTACGTACTGCAGTATTATACTCCACCATCAGGTAGTTTCTATTATAGTCCTTCAGGATTCCTTTAGTGGCTTTTTGGAACTCTGCGAATGAACGCAGCTTACCATCTGCATCTAACAGCTCTTTCACTAACTCCTTCTGCTGAGTGTGAGTTTTGAATGCTGCGAATACTCCGGTGTTTTTCTTAAACTCTGCTAAGAAAGCTGCATTATCCTTACCGTATTCTATATAGGTAATTCCCTGGAGTAATGGCTCAAAGTTTGCCTTAAATAGATCTAAGGAAATTTCTGCTGGATTATCGAATACTTCCTTGAGTCCACTCTCCAGTAATGGAAGGATCTTCTCCAATATAGAGCTAAAGTCAGACAGCTGCACAGTGCTCAGCTGATCATAATACGCAAGGCTCACCTCTGCCCTGATGCCCGGATGGGTACCAGGGCTTAGTCGAAAAAATTCTTAATATCCTTGAGCTTCTTTTTTTCTTCTGCAGACAGGTTCTTATCTGCGGGTGATGTATCCGCATTTTCGCCAAGCTCCACACTAAAGGTGCGCTCCATGTAGTCCTTAGTAGGTCT